GGGGGGGGTTATTTTTTGATGACCGCGCTGAGATCGCCAAGTTTAGCGGCGGGGTTCTTGTGGCACTCCTGCAGCATTTTCGGTACCGAAACGGTCTCGACTTCATGCCAGTCAACATAGTCGCCGCCGCTAAAGTCGGTGTTGCGATTCACTACCCAGAAGGCCACCGGGGTCATGCTTTTTGGGTTCATATCCATAAATTCCTGACAGGTCATATTCTGCGGCGTGGTTTCCTCAACCGCGAACGCCGGGCTGGTCATCAGACAGAATGTGGTAGCCGCCACGGTCAATACGAGTGCTTTAGGTAAATTCATTTTCTTCTCCAGTGTCAAAATAGGGCTTAAGCCTCAGCGTGCTTCATTTTATTGCGCAGGACCAACAAGCCGATGGCGCTAAATATCATTTCAACGCCGATAAAGGCGGTAATAAATAACCAGCTTTGCTGCGGGTTCATGGCCAGCCACAGGCAGGCGATAAGTAAATCCAACAGGCCGATAAAAATATTCCAGCCAGCGCCGCTTTGTTTGCGGGTTTGACATCCGTTAACGATGCGGGAAATACCGCCGAGAACAAATAAAAAGCCAAATAAAATGGCCAGACTGCTCATACCGTTGAGAGGATTGACGACAAAGCTCAGGCCGAGCACGATCCAGGCGATGGCGAAGATCAGCGCCACCAGGCGTGATTTCCAGTGCTGCTGGCGGAAGACAATCAGGCTGTACAGCGAATAGAAGCCGCAGATCATCAATAACATGCCGGTTACTGTGGCGAGATACCAGCCGGCGACCAACGGCCAGGCCAGACAACAGGCTCCGCAGATAAACAGCAATACCGCCATCAGGCAGGCATGCCGTTTATATCGAATGAAGACGCGTGGGCTAAACGCATTTAAGGTGTAATGGCTAAACATAAACATAATTGCTCCGCAGATCCCGGTTGGCGGCCTGACGCTGAATAAAAAGCGTGAGGGTTTATTCAGCGGGCCAAAAGAAAGGTCTGAGGAAAATAGTAGGCCGCGCGATCGGCAGGCGTAAATAAGAGCGCCGAGGCCACTTTATACGCCTGGTCTGACAGCTGTCAGACCAGGCCCGCAATATTACTTCCGGGCTCTGATTCTCAATGCCCGCGATATTTTTTAAGCTGGCTGCGTTTGGTGATGCTTACCGATTTTAATCAGGAGTCAACGATGAAAAAAGTCATTCTGGCGAGCCTGCTGGCAACCATGATGAGTACCTCTCCGGTATGGGCAACAGATAGCGCGACGGCAGCGCCAGCCGCGGCAGCCACGACGCAGGTACAGAAAGAAGCCGCCGATGTGCTGCAGGTGGCGGTGCAGGGCGCGAATGCGATGCGCGACATCCAGTTCGCCCGTCTGGCGCTGTTCCATGGCCAGCCGGATAGCGCCAAAAAACTGACAGACGACGCCGCCGCGCTGCTGGCCGCCGATGATGCCAGCTGGGCGAAGTTTGTGAAAACTGATGCTAAAGCCAAAATGATCGCCGATCGCTATGTGATCATTAACGCCTCTATCGCCCTGTCTGAAGACTATGTGGCCACGCCGGAAAAAGAGAGCGCGATCCAATCCGCCAACGAAAAGCTGGCGAAAGGCGATCAGAAAGGGGCTATCGATACCCTGCGTCTGGCCGGTATTGGCGTGATTGAGAACCAGTATCTGATGCCGCTTAACCAGACCCGTAAGGCGGTAGCGCAGGCGCAAGAACTGCTGAAAGCCGGTAAATATTACGAAGCGAATCTGGTGCTGAAGGGCGCTGAAGAGGGCATTGTGGTGGATAGCGAGATGCTGGTGGCAGGCAACTGATACTTGTTCCACCCTGAGAGAGCGCAGAGGAAAAAACTGACAAGGATGTCCCCTTAACGCTCGGGCAGGCGGACTGCCCGAGCGGAACGGCTAGCGGCCGATCAGGGCGTCGATTTCGCCATCGATCTCGCGCATGACGCCGGTGATGCGCTGTACCACCTCCAGACAGCTTGCCGGCGTCAGCGAATCAGGCCGCTTTGCCTCAAAAGGGGCGCACAGTTGTTGTAGCGCAGTAATCCCCAGAATTTGTGCTGAACCGTGCAGACGGTGCAGCGCCCGCAGAAAAATCTGCGGCTCATGCCGGGCGATTGCCTGTCCGGCAGCCTGTAAATCCGCGGCCGACGCATCGCGGAACGTCTCCAGCATCTCATTCATCAGCGCCTGGTCTCCCCCCGTATTCTCGCTCAGCACGCTGAGCTTCAGGTGCCGGGTAGCGTGAGGTGATGCGCGGCCCACCGCTAAACGGCTGAGCTCATGACTCAGCGTCTGGACCGACACCGGCTTAAACAGACACATATTCATGCCGCTGGCCAGACACGCCTCCCGCGACTGCGGCAGCGCGCTGGCAGTCACGCCCCAAATTACCAGGCCCGGATAGCGACGGCGTAGCGAGGCCGCCAGCGCCAGGCCATCTTTCTTCGGCATATTGAGGTCCGTTATCAGCAGATCGTAATGTTTGCTGGCGAGCTTATTCTCTGCCTCTTCACCGTCGCAGGCTTCATCGACGCTATAGCCGATAGTGCTGAGCTGGCGCTTGAGCAGTAGCCGGTTGGTGGGGTGATCGTCCGCTATCAGTATCGCCAGCCCGGGTAGAGCCTGCGGTCTGGCGGGCGACGCCTGCGGCGCGTGGATCGCGCAGCGGCTCGCCTTGACCGGCAGCGTGATGGTGAAAGTGGTCCCCACGCCCGGACGGCTGACCATCTCCAGGCGACCCTGCATCAGCGCAACCAGCTCTTTGCAAATGACCAGCCCCAGTCCGGAGCCGGTCTGCTGGCGTCCCTGGCGCGCCTGGGCATAGCGGTGGAAGAGGGTGGCCTGCTCTGCTTCACTGATCCCGCAGCCGCTGTCGCTAACCATGAGGGCCAGCTCTCCCTGTGTCTCATTCGCCGGCGTCAGCCGGCAGGAGACCTGAATTGCGCCTTCGACGGTAAACTTCAGCGCATTGCCGATGAGATTATTGAGGATTTGCCGTAGCGCCTGCGGGTCGACCCACAGCATGGTCCCTTCCTGCAGCGCGTTATGGTAGTGCAGATCGATGCCCTTTTGCTGCGCCAGTGCGTCGAAGGTATGACACTGCTGCGACACTAACTGTGCGACATCGCTCCACTGCGGGGTAACCTGGTATTTTCCCGATTCAATCTTGTCGATATCAAGAATATTGCCGATAAGTCCCAGCAGGGTTTGCGCCGTCGACCCCGCCAGCTCGATCGCCTCTTTACGCTGGCCGACGTTCAGCTCAGGTTTCGCCAGCAGCTCCAGAAAGCCGACGATGGCGCTCACCGGCGTGCGCAGCTCGTGGCTCATGCTGGCCAGAAAGCGGCTCTTGGCTTTTGTCGCCTGAATCGCTTTGTCTTTTTCGCGCTCCAGCGCACAGGAGAGGGCCTCCTTCTGCGCCAGCTCCTCCTCGAGCCGCTGCTGGGAGTCTTTACGTTTGCGCACTTCCCGACACAGAGAGAGTCCCCAGCCGAGGCTGATGGCGATCAGCACCAGCGCAAAGGCGATCAGCTGGTAAAACTGGCGGCTGTACTGGCTCCAGTTCTCTATTTGCTGACTGGAGATTTTCGACCACTTCTCGGTCATCTGCAGAATATCCCGTGGCGGAATAACCTGCAGCGCTTTGTTAAGAATGGCGGCCAGCACCGGTTCATCGCGCGGGATGGCCAGCCGAATGGCCGCGACGGGGAGTCCATCAATGCGGGTGTAGTGCAGACCCTGTGGATAGTAGTGGTCGATCATATAGCGGGCGGAAAGCTCCGAGGCTACGGCGGCATCCACTTCGCCTTCCTCTACCATCTTCATGGCGACGCCAACGTTATTCGTTTCCACCCAGTTAATCAGCGGAAAACGCGCTTTCAGATCATGGGCGGCGATAGGCCCGACCGGCAGGGCGATCCGCGCCGAGCGCTTCAGCAGATGCTGGTCGGGGGCGCTGCCGCGGGCGACCAGCACAAAGGCCACGTTAATGAGCGGATCGCTGAGGGTGACGTAGGCCTGCGGCTGTGGGGTCAGGGTGGCGGCGGGCATGATCGCCCAGTCCTCTTTTTCCATGCGCTTTGCCAGAGCCTGACGGTTGCGCACCAGAATGGGGTCAAACTGCAGGCCGGTCTGGAGTGAGACAATATTCAGCATATCGGCCATGATGCCGCGCAGTTCATCCTCGTTATCCACCAGGGTAAATGGCGGAAAATAGGGGTTCACCAGCAGGCGGACGCGACGATGCTTCTGCAGCCAGCGCTGCTCTTCGGGGCTAAAGGTAAGCGGGGTATTGAGAAACGACAGATCGCCACGGTTGAGCCAGTTTTGCATGATCCGCATCGCGGTGTCGCTGTCGACGGCATGGATAAAACGGTCGAAGAGTTGATGCAGCTCTGGCCGATCGTCACGGGTGACAAAGCGGTTGTGTTGCTCCTGCTGACGAAAATAGTGCGCGATAACCAGCGATTGCGAGAAATATTTCGAGATGCAGTGGCCAGTGGTGATGTTGTTGCCGATAAAATACTGATTCTCGCCGCTGACCACCGAGGCGAGAGCCTGATAGTCGCTATCATAAAGGGTGATTTTGGCGTTGGGAAACGCCTGCTGAATAATATCGAAAAAAGCGCAATCGCGGGTGCAGGCCAGCGTGACGCGGCGGTCAGTGGTCAGCGGCGGCAGAGGGGATTTCAGCGAGGTGACCAGCGTCGGCCAGGTTTTAAGCAGCGGCGCGGATTGATCCAGGCCCGGGGCGAGCGCATCCCGGTGCGCCACCTGAGTGAGCAGGGTATCCACCTGGCGGTCGGCCAGGGCGGTGAGCGCCTGCTGCTCGGTGTCATACTGGCGGATAATCACCTTCAGTCCGAGGCTGTGCGCCATCAGCGCCAGATAGTCGGCGTTAATGCCCTGATAACTTTTCTCGTCGCCGTCATAGACGATGGGCGTCCTCTCGGGAAGCCAGGTCCCGACGGTCAGCGTAGGCTGCGCCGCCAGCCATGCTTTCTCCTTACCGCTAAGCGGGATATCGATCGCCGCGATATGAGAATGGCTCTTCAGCTCCAGCTGTTTCATGGCATACGCGGCAGGCGAGAGGCTCAGCGCCAGCCCGACAACGACGGATAAAATAAGACGAACCGCCATGCCATCACCCTATTTTATTGCGTTGCGCAAAGTCATATAGCTCAAGCAGGGTGCTGCAGCCTAATTTATCCATCAGACGGACCTTATAGGTACTTACCGTTTTATTGCTGATATTCATTTTGCTGCCGATGGTGGTGTAGTCGACGCCGCTGAGAATATAGCGGAACACCTTCATCTCCTGCGTTGACAGCGTATCCAGCCGGTCCTGATCGGTGATGCCGTGGGTGCAGAAGCGTTCCAGTGAAAAGGGGAAATAGCTGTAGCCATTATTGGCTGCGTCGATGGCGGCGAGGATATTATTCATTCCCTCTTTTTTACTCACAAAACCATTTGCTCCGCAGTCGGCGCTGCGTTTGCCGTAGAACAGTTCATTCTTAGCGGAAATGATGATGATTGTTCTCTGGTAGCGGCGTTTGCGCAGCTGCTCCAGCACCTCGATACCGCTGAGCTCCGGAATATCGACGTCGACGATGAGCAGGTCAGGCTGCATGCTTTCCGCGGTCTGCACGGCATGAGCGCCGCTGTCGAGCTCTGCCGCGACGGTAATACCGTTGCTGTCGAGTAGGTTGCGAATGGCGATACGTGCCAATGGATGATCGTCAATGATTATCGCATTCATGGGGGCGTAAATCCTGATATGAAAAAAGAAGGGCGATGCCTGGTGCAGGTGCGGCGGGGGTTATTTTTATCGATGCCGTTATAAGGCGTAATTGTAACACAAATCGTTTTGGGCCAGGGAAATATTGTGGAGCTGAGCCAGACGAATATATTTGCATAGCTGGATGACAGCTGTAGGAACGGGCGTTCACTTGCTTCAGCGCGGTCTGCTGTTAAAAAAAATGCAAACGATTAATCTGCTCTTATTAAGGTGAGTTCTCGGGAATATCGTCCGGCGACAACTGGCAGGTAAAATAATAACAATGGCGAAAGAAAAACGCGCCTTCTGGCGAAAATGGGTTTGGAAACATCTGATGGCAGGAATAACAGTACTGGCAATGAGTAGCGCCGCGGTGGGAAAGGATGTCGTCCCCGATGAGGCGCGGACCCGAGATATGATGCGCTGTCAGGATTATCTGCAACTGGATCCGCGCGCCTGGACGCCGATGGTGATTTGGCTGATGAACGATCCTTTTTCACTGGAGCCGCCGGAGTGGACCGACTTCCATGAAGCCGAGCTGGTGCTGACGCCGATCCTCACCGAAATCTGCCGTCAGGAGCCGGATGTCTGGCTCACCTCGCTGCGGGAACGGCTCAATTCTTATCAGCAGGTGCGGTCGCTGAACTAAGCGACCGCGGTAAAACGGCAGAAAAAGTGACTAAATGCGCAGTTAGCGGCCTTCTTCTGCGCAAAGGCTCAGCAGCGGCCCGCTTTTTGCGACAGGGCGTCGCAGGTTTTGCTCGCTAGCGTCGGGTTGGCGCCTGCGCAGATGGCATCCGAGACGGTGCTACCGCCGCCCAGCGGGATCAGCCCGTAAAGCTTCGGCTCGGCGGCCTTCGTCACATAGCAGCGATGGCTGGTTTTGCCGATGGTGACCACAAAGTTGGTTTTCACATCCTGCTGCCTCGCATCGGAAATTGTCACCTGCGAAGCATCGACATTAAAAGCAAACGCGGCGGCCTCTTTCATTTCATTTTCCGTCGCCATGGGTGGTTTAGCTACGCAACCCATTAATAACAGTGCCAGACAGGTACTGATTGATATATCCCGTATTTTCATCATTTCATCCTTTTTGTAAGTCAGCGGGTTATATATAAGAGCGGGGGGAGGAACGCGTTGATTTCGAACAGCTGGCGCAGGCTATGGTTATTATTCGGAAATTGACCTGTGTTGTTACATTTATCGTGAGTAGTATGAATTCCAGCATTGCAGGAATGAAAGATATTTTAAGACTACGTTGCGTAGTTAGACAGAAGTCAACAGGAGTGCGGCGGTTATGGGCTGCCCGAGATGCTCTGAGCAATATTTTGCTAAGGCAGAATGCTATCTGTTTTAGCGTAAGCGCAAATTTTCCCTGCGTTATAACGGACTTTTTATCCTCTTAATGGGATAGCGACAACACGCTAAGCCATGCGCGCTGCTCAGCGGTTTGTGGTGCCATTTTAAAATTCAGGAACAAAAAAGCCACTCTTTCGAGTGGCTTAATTATATGATTTTAAATCTAAAATTTGGTGGCCCCTGTTGGGTTTGAACCAACGACCAAGCGATTATGAGTTCCTACCGGAACAACCGAAAATCAATAGTTTGGTTTATTTATCATTGACATAGATTGCCATTGTTTGCCAATGATTACCCATTATTCGCCATTTCCACCGCCACTTTATCGCCATTTAATGATAAGCCATGGTAGCCTTAAATTCATTCAATTGTGATGAAATCATCGATGAGTAAGGAATTATCGTCGACAATTTTTCTCAAAAGAGATTGACATAATTCCTTTTCTTTATGTATGCAATTTAGTGCTTTTTCTTTAATCTTTGGAATAGAGTTAAAATTATTCACTACTATTGCTTTCGAATCATGTGCATTGTATGTTTTGGCTTTGTAAATTCCAGCTAATAGGCTGAAGCATTGTTTTTCTGTGAATGTACTGCTTAATTCGTTATCTGTATCGATAGCAAATTTCGCAAAATCATTTGCAGTTTTAAAATCATGGTTATTAGAGGCGTTTAATAAATGCTTAAATAATTCATCCTTAATCCAGTTGCAATCTTTAATAATTTTATATAACGCGGTATTATATTTGAATTTTTCAACTGTGTGTTTTATTGCTTTTTGGAATTTTTTTCTGGAAATGTCAGGTTCTATTTTTATAATTGATTTTATAATGTTGATTGGGTGTTTTATTTTATTTGGCGTGAGGATGTCACCGTTGTTTTTACAGTTATTTATAATGACTTCATTTAATCTTATGTAGGTTGGTTCACTTAATTTTTCTAGAAGGTGATAATTGCATGAAGCTAAGAGTACGATACATGCTTCTCTCTCGGTTTTATGTATTTGTTTCTCGATTGCGATTTTTCTAATCGAACTCAAAATATACTCATCGCTACATTCATAACTCATTCCTAAGATGAAATTTTGAGCGTTTTTACTGATTGTATTATTGGGGGAATCTAGGTTGTGCAAAAGCTTATTTAGTAAGTATGGTAAACCTTCTGGTGCGAGCCGGGTTAATTCATGCTTCACTATTATCGCAAGATCGGTAATTTTTAAGGTTGGGAATAGATTCCCGCCACCTAAGCTTTCTAGGATTTCATCCGAAACTTGGTTGGCGGATAGGATAGGTTTAGACAAAAATCTTGTTATAGCCTCAGAAAATACATATCGAGATTCCTCTGCTGAAGGGGAATGGCCTGAAGGATGAGCAGATTTATTTCTTAATTTACCTAAGACTTCAATAAAAGAAGCATCTAGTTTTGTTATGATGTTTTCTTTGGCAAGTTTATCAACCATCTCTTTCTCAAAAACAGCTTGGTTTTCTTTTATTGGGGTGATTTCGTCAAATATTTTTTTTGCTTTGCTATTGACCAGAGCTAGGCGATCTAATTTTGTATAGATATTTTCATGTATTGTTATAAATGACATTATAATACATGCTCTATGAGCGCCAGTCATATAGCATCGTAGAGCTTCTCGCATGTAGTTTTGCATATTAATATCATTGATACTGATTATTAACTCTTCCATATCTCTTAAGTAAGTCATAAAAACTCCCATAGTTATCACATAAAATGATCAGGTACTGCTTAAATATTTTTTTATGATGGATGCTCTAAATTTATTAATGTAATTACTTTTGATAGAGGGTTTAGCCTCACTGCATCCTCTAAATGGTCAGGTGCAAAGTGTGCATATCGCATTGTCATTTTAATGTCGGTATGGCCAAGAACACGCTGTAACACCAGAATATTTCCACCATTCATCATAAAATGACTGGCAAATGTGTGGCGCAAAACGTGAGTAAGTTGTCCTGCCGGTAGTTCGATGCCTGTTCTTTCCAGAGCTGACCGGAACGCGCCATAACAATCACTAAACAGCCGGCCTTTTTTATCATCAGGCAGAGACTCATAGAGCTCTTTGCTGATTGGGACGGTGCGGTTTTTTCTGCCTTTCGTGTTGGTGTATGTGATTTTGTATTTCGCAAGCTGGCTTTTTTTCAGACTCTCAGCCTCAGACCACCGTGCGCCAGTGGCGAGACAGATTTTTACCACAGTTTCTAAATCAGGGTGGTCATGCCGTTTACACTCTCCGAGCAGTTGCGAAATTTGGTCGTGAGTTAGCCAGGCCATTTCCATTTCTTCTGTGCGGAATGGGCGCATATTTTTCAGTGGGTTTTCACCCTTCCATTCTCCGAGGCGGTTTAGCTCATTGAACACTGCCCGGAAGTAGGCCAGCTCAAGATTAAGCGTGCGAGGCGATACCTCTTTCACTCTGTTTGAATGAGCGTGCTCACCTTTCAACCGTTTCTCTCGGTAGCGGGAAAACATCTGGGCATCGAAATCGCGTGCGAGTGGTTCGCCCATACACTCGAAAGCATGGTGCATGGCTAGCTGGCGTTTCAAGCCGTCTTTCAGTGTAATGCCATGAGCGCTATACCATGAATCAACTAGCTCTTTTAACGTGCGCCTGTCTTCCTTTTCTTCCTGCCACGGGTTTTGAACGGTGTACTGCTCAAACGCCAGAGCCTCACCCTTAGTAGCGAATTTCTTTCGGATACGTTTGCCTTTTGCACCGTTTGGATAGAGCTCACAAATCCAACCGCCAGCCGGATTTTTACGGACAGTCATCAATTAACCTCGCTGTATACACCCACGACACGGCCAATCGTTTTTATCTCATCTATCCCGCACTCAAACGGTACTTTGCCGCCTGCAACGTGTAATTTTTTACCGGGTAGGAGCGTCAATTCTCTGATGCTGGTAGCCCCCTCAATATCAACCAACCAAAGGCCATCAGAAAGTGAGGCATCTTGTTCTATGAAGTACAGCTTTCCATCGGCGCGAACAGCAATGCCTTTTGACATTTGCTTGCTAAAAAAACCGGAATCAATACTCAATGGTGAGTTTTCTGCGAGTTTTCCATCACTAAGAGTGAAAGCGTCTATCGTTGCCGGATCCGTTGGGGACGGTTTGCCATCATATTGAGAGCCTTGCCCCGTAAGTAGCCATAGTAGGCTTGCTCCAGTTTCTAAGGCGCACTGCACGGCGAAATCATAAGAAACAGTGCCTCGCGTGTAGCGATTTTGTAGGGAGCTGGCTGCAATATTGAAGTGCCGGGCTAGCTGGATTTTTTGAGTAAAACCATATACTTGGCAAATTCTATCCAGTAACTCGTCGTTATTCACCTGAGTATCAAGTATCAAATTTTATTCCTTTGGGTATTTAATAATACTCAATTGGGTATTAGTATCGTTGCTAATTCGGGCAATCAGTGGCAGAAGTTGGCAAACAGAGGCCATTGATTGTAAACATTGTCAAAATGGGAATCATGCAACATGGCTTCTGAAATCGCAATCATCAAAATCCCGTCTCCTGTAGTCACGCTTCAGCAATTCGCGGAACTTGAGGGTGTTTCTGAACGTACCGCCTACCGCTGGACAACCGGCGATAACCCTTGTGTACCAATCGAACCACGCACCATCCGTAAAGGCTGCAAGAAAGCAGGTGGCCCGATTCGCATTTATTACGCACGCTGGAAAGAAGAACAGTTGCGTAAGGCGTTGGGTCATTCCCGTTTTCAACTCGTCATCGGCGCTTAATTCACTTTATGTGAATTGTAAGGATGCAACATGTTTGATTTTAAAGTTTCCAAACATCCCCACTATGACGAAGCATGCCGGGCTTTTGCGCAGCGTCACAACATGGCGAAGCTGGCCGAGCGAGCGGGTATGAACGTTCAAACGTTACGTAACAAGCTCAACCCGGAACAGCCTCACCAGTTCACGCCGCCTGAATTGTGGCTGCTGACTGACCTGACCGAAGACTCAACCCTCGTTGATGGTTTTCTGGCGCAGATTCATTGCCTGCCATGCGTGCCGGTTAATGAGCTGGCTAAAGACAAATTACAGTCTTACGTCATGCGCGCAATGCGTGAACTCGGCGAGCTGGCAAGCGGTGCGGT